TTTCTACTGGAACCTAAATAAGTTGGGGCCTTCGGGCCCCTTCTTTCCGTGAGTATCTTGTTGTAGGGTATTGACGGAAAGACAAATCTACTGTAAACTCAGATTAAGGCCCACCGGGGGTACACCCTATTCTGAAGTATAGGAGCTAATGACTAATAATGGCTAAGGGTATAAAACATTATTTTAAAGACGGGTCAGAACACAAAGGATCTACCCATAAAGATGCTAAAAGTAAATTAATGTCAGGCGCAAAGCATACCTCAACAAGTAAATATTTATTTCACTTTAAAGACTTGTCAAAGACTGCACAAAAAAAGGCTAAAGGATAATGGCTACGCCTACAAACACAGCACTGTATAGCCGCGTTAAAGCAGAAGCCAAAAAAAAATACAAGGTATGGCCCTCCGCATATGCTTCGGGATGGCTAACTAGGGAGTATAAAAAACGTGGCGGCAAGTACAAAGCCTAAAGGTGGCTTGACTAAATGGTTTAAAGAAGATTGGGTTGATATCAAGACAGGAAAACAATGTGGCCGTCAAAAAGGCGAAAACAGAGATTATCCTGCCTGCCGCCCTGCCGCTGTTGCCGCAAAGATGACTAAAAAAGAAAAAGCCACAGCTTCTCGTCAAAAACAGAGTTCTAAACCGATAGAGTACGCCGTTACTGCAAGTGGTAAACGTAGACAACCCGCCGCAATGGGTGGTTACACAGACCGATGGGCTATGGCCCGTGGGGGTAAAGCAGGTCCGAGTTTATCTGTAGGTCGTGGTGAAAAACTATCCGTAGAAGAAGGCGGTGGTCTCACTGCTAAAGGTCGCGCAAAGTACAACTCAGCAACTGGCTCAAATCTCCAAGCTCCTGTCACAGGGAATAACCCGACTGGAAAAGACGCCGCACGTAAAAAGAGTTTCTGTGCTCGCTCGAGCGGTTGGACTGGAGAACGTGGTAAAGCCGCAAGAAAGAGATGGAAGTGTTAATGAAATACAACATGATGAGCCTCGAAGATCAACTCATCGATCACGAAGGTCTAGAACTCAAACCTTACCAATGTACAGCAGAGAAGCTAACCATAGGTGTAGGACGTAACATCGAGGACCGTGGAATCACGGAAGACGAAGCACGGTACCTCCTAAAGAACGATATCAAAATCGTAGAAGATGAACTTCTTGAGAAAAAACCCGTGGTTGGTGGACTTGATTCTGTGCGTCAGCGTGTGTTGGTTGACATGGGCTTCAATCTAGGAACTCCAACCCTCTTGAAGTTTGAGAATATGTGGGCCGCTATCGAAGACGAAGATTGGATCGAAGCAGGAGAGCAGATGAAAGACTCTCGCTGGGCTCGTCAGGTAGGAAGACGCGCAGATCGTCTCATCGAAGCGATGCAAACAGGTGAGTGGGTTTAAAGTTGGCTAAATATGTCACAGAAGGACTCAACGTAACAGCCACATCTGCCGGTGCGTCAGGTAACGTAATATATACGTGTCCCCCGAGATTTGATGCAATTATAAATTTTTTACACGTAACTTCTCACACGAATAACAATCAAGGCATCACAATTGAGTGGTACCACGCAGAAAATACCGCTTACCGTAAACTACTCAACTTGCTCACGATGGCTAGTAATAGCTCGCATGAGGTAGGGGGAACAGGAGCGCACATAGCACTTCATCCCGGGGATCAAATCGTGTGCTCTACAAACTCTAACGGCAACTTTGACGTAATTATTTCTGTTGAAGAGTTACCCCGTACTCAGACAGGTTAAATACAAAGGAATATCTTATGGCAATTACTACTGCAATGTGTACCACTTTTAAATCAGAGCTTCTCGGGGGAATCCACGATTTAGATACTGATAGTATTAAACTTGCCCTAATAAAAGTTTCTCCTTCAGGAACGTACAATGCGGCAACCACAAATTATTCAGATGTTACAGGAAACTCCGACGAGTCTTCTGGAACTAACTACTCTGCGGGGGGACAAGCTCTCGGCAGTCCTGCTATTACAGTCTCAGGAACAACTGCCCTCGTAGATTTTGCGGATGAAGTTTTTGAGAACGTAACCACTACTGCTACAGGATGTATCATTTACAATGCTGGCAAGTCTAACAAAGCTATTGCGGTAGTAGACTTCGGTGGGACCGTTTCTGCTGTAGCAGGTGACTTAACAATCGAATTCCCAGCAGTAGGTGCGTCTACCTCAATCATCCGTATCGCTTAGGATTTAGCGCATGGCTACAATTGCTATAACAGGTCGTTACGGCAGTGGCATTTATGGCATATCCAACTACGGTGGTGACATTGCTAAGACTCTAGCTGGAGTCGCCGCAACAGGTGCCATTGGTACACTAGAACACAGCAACACTAAAACCCTCGTAGGGGTTGTTGGAACAACTGCAATTGAGGCCCCTAGTGCAGGTGGCTTTGAAATTGATATCTCCGAAAGGGTTGACACTGGAGTTGCGGGTACAGGCAGTGTTAATACTGTACAGGTAAACCTAGCCCCAGTACCCACGGGAGTCTCTGCAACAGGCTCTATCGGTTCTTTAGAGCATAGTAATACTATCCTACTACAAGGTGTTGCAGGGACGCTAGCAGAGCCTCTCGTAGAGCCAAAGGTAACTGCCGTAATTGGTGGTGTTTCTGCAACTGGGGCTGTCAACGATGACTTTGAGCATAGTAACTCGACAATAATCTCATCAGTCGTAGGGACGGTACTTCCCGGCGATACCACAGAAGTCGGGGTGAAGTTTGACTACGCCGCCGTTAAAAATCTCTACGACAGACGGCGCACTATCCTAATCGGACGTGCCGCATGAGTACCACTTTTCAAGAGCGGGTTGTTTCTGTCCCGTTTGAAGTACGGGTAATTCTTGTCGATACATCTATAACAGAACGTAGCGTGTACATAGAAGTAGAAAACCGCTCACTCACTATCGTAGAACGAAAACAAACAACTCAAGATCGCACAGCAAAGGTAGAATAGATGGCGTATCAATGGCCCTTTAAAGACCCCGCCGAAACTCTCGACTACAGTGTAGACTGGTCACGGTTTCTCGGTTCCGCAACAATCGCGAGTGTTGTGTGGTCTGTGCAAACTCCGGTTTACTCAACAGAAACAATTCTTGCTTCTGGAGAAGACTTAACAACTGCCACGTCCTCCGCGACTATTGACAGTATTCAGAACGTATCCCAGAGTAATACGACTACGGTTGCTACAATAAATGTAGCGAGTGGGGTTTTAAATAGGGAGTACACATTCTTCTGTACGATGACAGACTCCACGGGCAGTACCGCAAAACGCTCGATTAAGTTGAAAGTGAGGGTTAGATAACATGGCCTACAATTACCTCGGTCTTGTGAACGCCGTAAACCTCCGTATAAATGAGACCCAACTAACCTCAGCAAACTTTGCTACAGCCGTGGGGTTTCATTCTGCTGTACGAGAAGCTGTAAACTCATCAATCCGACACATCAACCAAGAACACTTCTTCTGGCCGTACAACCATATCAATTCGGGGGATACCCTCACAGCGGGTGTTTCTCGCTACGCACTTCCTGCTGATGCGAAGTACACTGACTTCGGTTCTTTCCGGGTCCGTAGAAACGCCGATCTTAACATCGGAGAAGGCCGTAAGCTTAATCAATTAACGTACTCTGAGTACTTGTCTCGTTACGTAGACCAAGAGTACGAAACGGATGTAACCCAAGGAGGAACACCGTTAAACGTTGTACGCACACCCGATCAAGAGTACATCATTGTTCCGATGCCAAACCTAGCGTACGCTATTGACTACGAGTACTACATCAATCCCGTTGATTTAGAACTCTATGATGATGTCCCCACAATTCCAGAGCAATTCAGACACGTGATCGTAGACGGCGCAATGTACTACGCCTACATGTTCCGGGACAACATCGAAATGGCGTCTATGTCACAGAGTAATCTTAAAAATGGGATTAGGCAGATGCGAACCCTTCTCGTAAACGAAAACGTCTACTTTAGGAGCTTCTAAAACATGCCGGATCGTTGGCAGACGTTTCCCGTCGAATTTACCGGCGGTCTCGTAACAAATATTAGCCCTCTTCAGCAGGGTACAAATGCCCCCGGAACTGCAACTGTCTTACGTAATTTTGAGCCCTCCATCGAGGGTGGTTACCGTAGAATTAAAGGATTTGCAAAGTACGACACGAATGCGGTTACCAACAGCGGTATCGTGCGGGGCTTAACTTACTTCAATGATCAGGTGTACGCTGTCCGGGGAAATGATATCTTCCGTTCTTCCGGGAGCGGTTGGACACAAGTATCTGACACCACAGCTTTTCCCGCTTCTACAGCGACTGCTACCGTAAACGGGGCAGTCTCTTCCTCAACAACTCTCGTAGTAGATGCCAACAACGGCACAATCAAAGCGGGAATGGTTATTACCGGAACTGGTATCGCGGGAACAGTCACTGTAGCGAGCCTCTCAGACCAGAATAACCTCGTGATGTCTACAGCGCAGAGTATCGATAACGATGTCGCTTTAACGTTCACAGAAAAAGGCCCCGTAATCGGGGGTAGTTCTGGAAAGGTACGAAGCCTCCTGTTTAACTTCAACGGCACTGACAAGTTAATGCTAGTGGATAGTACAGGAAAACCTTTCACGTTTGATGGGACCACCTTCAAACAACTAGCAGACACCCCGAGTGACACAGCCGGGGCTAGCCACGCAACTGTTTTTAAAGACCACATATTCTTAGCGGCAGATGAAACAGTAGTTTTTTCGAGCCCAGCTAACGAAGAAGACTTTACGGCGGCTACTGGTGGGGGTATAATACGATTAGACGCAGAAATTACCGGACTCGAGGTATTTAGAGAACAACTCTACATATTTACACACACGTCTATTTTTGTTCTTGCTGGCTCGAGCATTGGTGATTTTGCACTAAAGCCAGTGACACGGGATATCGGTTGCGTTGCCCCAGACACAATCCAAGAAATTGGGGGGGATGTTATGTTTCTCGGGCCGGACGGGGTTCGCCTCCTCAGTGCTACCGAAAGAAACAATGATGTGGGCCTCGGTGTCGTATCTAAACCGATTCAGTCCGAGTTAACCGAATTAATTACGGTGA